ACAGTTTCATCGCCATCGGGTTACCAGCACGCTGGTTTTCCGACTCGTGTATGAACTAACAGAAAAAGGTTCTCGGCTGTCTAAGACAGGCGAGGGAACCTTGCGAATACCCCATCCCCATCGGGAATTATCAACTGGCGTAGGCCTAGCTGCTTCGGTAAAGTACCTTAGCAACATGGACCAACCGTCAATAACCTCGATGACATGGGGAGACTTCAGATCACGGACACGATATTGTCTCTTTTGGAGAGACCTATTTGTGCGCGTTTTCCAAGGTCGTTCGTATTCTGATACAAACCGCAGACTTGGACATGCAAGTTGCATGTCCTCGCCCGGGATGTTGCCATAAATGCGCAACATCTCGCTTACGATCCTATCGTAAGTATGGAAGTATTGTCTATCATAAAAAGAGTTGGCATAGGATATCCAACTCGCGTAGACACTAGGGTCGGGAAGTGATGACCATACCGTTCTAAAACGAACGGGTGTGACGTCGATGCCTTGGAAGGCATCTTTGCCACATGACTCTCTAAAGAGTCCTCTGGTGCAGCTCTTGTCATGGTTAACTTTTAAACCAAATGACTCAAGCTGTTCGATCGCGTTCGCGGCGTAAGCCGTTGGGACGATCACATCATCTCCATACACTAAGAAACGCTCACGCGTCTCCGCGTCTGGTGCAGCGGCGAACAGGATAGCCCAGATAGTTAACGCCATGATTGGGAAGCATAAAGAACTTCCCATCGGCGCAAACTTCTGTAGCTTTAATTCCTGTCCGTTTGGTAGCACCGTACTCAAACTCCTACAAGCTCCCAGGTACGTAAAGACGTCCGGAGGGAACAGGAGGCGGACTAGATCAAGCGAAACACGATCACTGGCCTCTTTCAAGTCCAGCGTCGCGTACTTCCCCGTTAAAGAGCCTAGTTGGGCTCCACAACGATTCGGTACTTGATCCGTGAAGTTCACATTCCACTTCGTCAGCGGATGTGACTCAACTAACTCGACGATTGCCGACGCCAAACCTTGTTGAACCCATTGATAATCAACGGGTTCACAAGAAATAAGTCGTGGGCCGCGGGAGTCCTTCGGTACGAGCAAAACTCGTGCAGGAAGAGACTCACTTGTAAGGTCTTGAAGACCCTTATAAGTATCACAAGCTGCTCCAGGGGACGCACAGAAATAAGCGTCCCACGGATACAAACTCGTGATCTGATCTGCAATATTACTCCAAACGAACTTTTCAGAAAGTCGTTGCTTGGTAGCAACGGCTCCTGGACCGTGACGAGGAGTGATGTTTAACGGATCGAAACCAAGAAAAACCCTTCTGAGGGCTAACTGGGCTTCGCGTACTACGTCTATCTGAGAGTTCGCTGGAAAGCGGACTCTTCTGTTATAGACCATAGCGTTGGCCTGCGTCTCCAATTGTTGGAGCGCAGGGCTACATGTCGATAGGTCATCTTCTGCTTTGACAAAGCAGTCGATGACTTGTTGTTCCTGTTTGAGGGAATACGGCAATTCGTACTTGTAAAACAAGTACAATACTTGCCGTAGAACCTTTACGCTTTGTGCGCAAGGATTCGGTAGGAGTCTACCTTCGGAACAGAGTACCTTACTGAAGAACTCACCCATAAAGATGGGGAGGCAACTGCCTACCGCGGATTTAAACCCGGAGTGTGCAGCAGTCAGTGGGGCAGCATCTGATAACGCCTTGTCAAAGGCTTTACCGAGAGTAGGCAAAGTTTTAGTTAAAAAACTTATACCTTCCGATTGGACCCTCGAGCGAACCTTTAAAAGGGTTAACTTGAGGGAACGGTTGTTGAACACAACTCCATGCGACGAATGAACGTCGTGGAGAAGTGCAGCGATGATTTCAACTTCATCTAGGCTCTTATTGGACTCCATAAAGGAAATCCTCCTAGAGCATGCACACACTCCACGATCCACGAACCCATTAATACTTATGAGAGACAAGAACAATAAAGCTCCTGAAACCATAAAACTCATCCGAACGAACACCAAGCTATCCCGCATAGTCAAAGCTCTAACTAAAGAGCTGTTGTTACTTAAAACAACTGTTGACCTTGTCAAGATAGAAACTGGCGTCGTTCACTGTGAGTCTGACGGGACAGTTATGAAGGTCGACAACGGAGACATGGCCGGCACCTACGTCCGCTTGTGCAAACGATACGTTTTTTCAAACGGAATCGTACACGTGCAGACGGAAGGTGTCGATCCAGGGGTCTACGAAGTTACGCCTTCATAACGCAATTAAAAAGCCCTTTCGGGCGTGATTGCAGTCCCAAAGTACTAACGGGGGCGGAACCACCTCTTGACCCAGTCGGCTATTGCAGCCAACACGATCCAGAGGCCGTCCCACCAAGAACTTGGCTCTTCCATAGGGGTTTATAATCCCCCTTCAAGGAGAGCCTTGGCGCCGTTGCCGGTACCGTCATAGAGGATGGTCGTGCTTGCCCCGAGGGAAGCAACGAAACTCATCATATAAGCGAGTACATCGGCAATCTCGTTCGCGTTTGCTAGCTGCCCAACCGGGGCAGACACAGTAAGCGAACAGCTCGTAGTTACGACAGTCACCGTATCCACTCCGACTGACGACTTGTCAAATCGGATATTGGATTGGCGAACTGCCTTTGCTCCCGAGCCTACCTCTCGATGCTGGATTTTCATCCGGTTCTTGAGATAGGGAGTTTCCGCGATTTGCGCAAACTCCGTTGTGCGTTCGTTCTGAGAAAGTCGAGAGAACTCGACTTCCGTTCCAGAACGGTTCTTTACTTCGTTGGTGTTAAGTGTGTTTGATAACATGCTTATTTGTTTCGGTTATGACGTCTTTAATGACGTCGTGATGTGCGGTGTCTGCGCTTGGATGTTACCAAGGCGGCACCCAGAGTCAGTTCTTGTAAACTAACCCCGCTCGATACTATCGAGCTAAGGCTGGGCATCGTTATGTCACGGCGGTAAGCCGTTTCATGCGTTGCTGGCAGCTGCATACTATAGGTTCCGGGCCACGACCACGGCGAAACAGTTCGGCTGTCTAAGATGACAGCCCACTGACATCGTCGCGAGCGTTTAACGGACCACAAGTATCGGTGTATGTTTATCTTCGGTTCCATGTTGAATCCCCCAAATTGCTCTAGGAATCGGCTTACGCCGAAAACCCAGTCGACAATAAAGGAGAACGGTATGGCGTTCCAGATAATCGAGGGATCCGGTCGGACCCCAAGAGCATCTAGCGTCGCTAATAGTCGTGCGTGCACGACATCGTACTGAGCATAATTAAAATTATACTCAATTTCAGAATGGAACGTAGTAGGTTCGTGAATTACTTGACGCGTAAGAAAAGTCGGACGTGCTTCAACAAGGATGTTGTACACGCTCGACTGATCCGAAACGTTAATATATTCAGCCCAATGGAAGGCAAAATGCTTCCGTTGGGTTCTACCCGACCGGGCGACGAGATCGTTTATACGTTTCTCGGTCCGGGACAAGGCGGCTTGAAGGCCGCTAATGTCAGATAGGAAAGGCAGTATGTTAAACTTCGCTTGAAGATAACCATCTGCCCCGCTTCGGTACATATTCGAGAGTGTTCGGCCATTCCGACTCAACGACTTGTTGAGGAGAATGGCCTTTAGCGCTCCCTGTATGGATTTCACGAGACTAGTAGCATCCTTTAATTCAATTACAGAATTGATTAAAGATAGCTCCGACTTAATGAGGGGCATCATTTTGCTCATTGCGAGCTGGTGAAGCGACTCAAGATTGTCGGGGGCTGGTATAACCAGTTCCCCATCAGTTAACTCGTGGAATTCGCTGAGACCCAGGAATGGGTTTCCGCGTGGACCGAATTTCGAGGGATCAATTAAGGGGGTAGTATCAGTCTGTATCTCATCGCTCTTCATACTAAACGGGTCAGGTGACCACGTAGAGTTGTCGAACAATGAGAACTGATAACCTCGGGGAATGGAGGACTCGAACCGTTTGTAAATACGGAACGGTTTCCATTTTGACCGAGGTCCCTTCTTAGAAGGAGTTCTAACACGATAATCCCGCACGAATGCGGGAGTCGTGACGAACTTCTCCATGTGCAATCGATTTGGGTCAGCGAAGTTGTAAGGTGAAAACCGAACAACGCGGCTGACTTGAGGTTCCTGCACGATGATCTCTTGATATGACATACGCATGGATGTTGAACACAGTTCAACTTTAGGGGACTAGCCAACAGGGC